CTCCTTCGGCACTCTTAGCAGCAATATAATCGGTTTGGGAAAGACGTTTTTTAAGGAAGTCGATACGCTTGAGCGTTTCTTCAATTTTCTTTTCATCTTCTGTCTTACCAACGAAAATTTTCCCATCAATGATACGGGCAAGGCAGCCTGAACTTTCAAACTCCTCATCACTGATTTCCATATCAGCCTTTGTAATTCCATCCAGCTTCAGCATCGCTTGTTTGCTAGTGTGATGAATGACTGTATTCCCTTTTTTTGCCAAATATACCATAGATTTAAACTCCAAAACATCAACAATTTTTCGTCTTAAGCATATATTTTACTCGTATTAGCATTTAACCTCTTAAAGAGGTTAAGATTTCAAAATGGTACGCTGTTATATAACACAGAACGCGGGAGCAATTCCACCAAATCCACTCGCGACATAAGTGCCGGGATGACCGAAGGAAGGACAATTACAAAAAGAAGACGTATCTCCATCATGCGGTGATGAAGTCCACCACCATATTCTACTTCCATTATATCGCTTTACCTTATATAATGCGCTGTCACGGAATATTGGATACTGACATTGAAATCCTCCATCATAATATTTCTCACTCCAAACACAAGAGCCCCATACCTCACGTTCTGTCGGCAAAAACACTGTTTGATATTGCCATTCAAAGTATCCTTTTTTTGACAATAGCCGGTTGATTGTGTAAAGATACTTTCCAAGTATAGCTTCCATTCCTGTCTTAAAACCACCGTCAAGATACGCTGACAGTTTACTTGCAGAATATCCGCCTGTATTCGTATTACTATCGTTCATCTGCCGTGTTAAAACACAATTTCTAAACGTAAAAACAATATGATTTTTTATGTTTTCAGAATAACCTGCACTTTTATACATATTAAATGCCGAAATCATAATCCTCAAATTTTTGTATTCACCGCTCCATTTATAGGTTATCTGTCCGTCATGTAATTCTGGTAAATCAAGATAATCACCAAGCCGTAAGTCTCGCCAATCAGCCTGTCCGTCTGCATTGATTTTATCATGTAATAGCTTCATAGCACGTTGGAGTTCATTTTTACTTGCAGGCTCATCAGAATGTACGGATCGAATACCAAGAACATCTAAAAGATTGCGGCAGTTACTTTCATCAACTAGAGCCGATGCTCCTATGTTGGTATACTCCAAAAGGGAGATAAGCCGTTTATCAAGAGCTTGTGCAAGCTGTGTGCTGGAAGTGTTATCAGGCTTAATGCCGCTTCTTTTAATCAATTCTGCGAGGTTATCTAAAATCAGATTGATTGTTTCTGCCGGGATAAAACTCGGCGGAACCAGCGGATTATCAAAAGCACCGTTAGTAAACTTTCCGGAAGCATCGACTCCCGGCCACATTACTTTCTCTCCATTGAGCGTAAGTTCCTGATTGTCAGGATACATATCCATAGAACAACTCCTTATCATATAAAAAATAGCATACGGTAGAGGTTGGAACGACCATCTTTATGGCTATTTCAATATCTTTTCTTCGATTTGTCGGACTATAACCGGGTATTGCTATAAAAGCGACTTGTTTAGAACGAATAGAACCGATACGTTTTTGACCAAATACAGCAGTACCGAATTGGGCTGGCGTAAAGGGATAGGAAATAGTTATTTCAACTTTTACCGTATGTTTTAGCTCCTCAAGTGAATGAAAGAGCTTATCTGGCGGAAAGGTATAGGTAAAAAAAACAATCTGATTGGCAAGGACGGATTCTTCTAGAGCCGCTTCAAATTCTTTTGTTGTAGCGAGCTTTTCTCCTCCGAGCACAGATACTGAAAGTGCTGAAAACACTTTATAGTCGCCGAGTCTTGCACATCCGAAAGACGCATAACCGAAACAGGCAGGCGTAAACGGATGTGAAACGGTTATGTTGACACCATAAAGAGCGGCAATCTCTTGCAATACCGGCTTACTAATAAATCCGCGCCTCTTACTTAAAAGCAGTGAGCGCCGCATTTCAAGCGGTAGGTGCGGATAGACTGAACCGAGCAAGATACGCTCCCAGTCGTCTATGGTGGTATCTGCCGTCTTGGGAGTAGCTTCCTGCATCAGACGCGGGAAGCGGCTTTTGAAGCGGTGGAGTTCTTCTGCTTGAGCCTCAACCCATTGAGAGAGGTCGCTTTCAGGATCATCAAACTGTGCATCCCAGTACACACCGAGCGGAAAAAGCTTTTTAATGGCAGCCGCATAATCGGCTTGAGTATGCAGGAGATTACTTAACGGCAAAGCGCACCGTCCCCCATACCGGATATTCCAGTATGGTCGTGGTAAATTCACCGGATGAACCGTTGGTAAGTTCAACCTTTGCAAAGCTGATTTTTACCCCGTCTACAATCGCATCGCGGAAGCTGCCTTCCGTATAGCGGACACCGGGACGAGCTGAGGCGTTTAGATAGGTTTTAAGGCGGTTTTCGATGATGCCGTGATTTTCACTACTGCTTTCGGTAGCAAGTAAGGTAATCGTCATGTCGATAGGGCGCAGAGATGGTGTGCGTACCGTATACAGAACCGGCGGAGCGACGGAATCAAGGTATGCGGTAACGACTGAAAGGTTGCCAACCTGTGAAATACCGTGAAAATGATCGCCTGAGATAACCTGTATCAAAAGAGCGCCGAATACGCCGAAATTTTTAAACTCAAAGGCTTTCGATACATCAGCTGAGGAGTCAACCGCCCACGCAGCAAAGTCTCCGATTTTGCCGTACCGGGTAGTGTTGCGTAGGGCAAGCAGTACCCGTGAAAGGTATTCTTCATCGCTTTCGGCATCAACGCCGCCTTTGATGCCGCCTAGTACCACCGCTTCACTGGAAAGACCGACGGGAAGCGCTGAGGAAAGTTTGAGCTTTTCTCCGGCGGCAAGATTAGAAGCGACACCCGCCTGTTCGGCATGAAGCCAGATAACAGCTTTACCGGTGCTGTCTATTTTGAAAGCAGTATCGGTAAAATAGCGCTTTCCGGAAGCGGAGGTGTACACAAGCCCCGACGGAACAGCCGTACCTGCAACGCCTTTTATTTCCGCTTTGCCGATAGCAGCGACGGCATACAAAGGCGGTACACGGTCAGACCAGTGCATACGCAAATAGTCACCGGTTGCCGTATCCGGAAAGAGCTGATCGGCTAAAAATGAGAGATCGCCCAGGAGCTGATGATACATCCCTGCCTGTACTTCCGATAGAACCCTAATCAAATTATGCCGGGCGGTTTTATCGAGCGGCTTAAAGCGGCTCATATATGCGCTGTACATACGGTCGAGTAAGACCGGTAAGGATTCTCTAACCAATGCCATACCATACATCCTTTATAAATACCGAGCTTCCATCAGGCTGCACAACAGTTACTACATAGCGGATTTCATTCTTGCCGGTGCGCTCGGCGGTACATTCAATCGAGCGGGCTAAACCGTCCGTTTTAAGCCATGCAAGACTCTCTAAGATATATGAGCGCACCTTTCCGGCACTGGTGCCGTCAAGCTTTCCTTCTTCCTTGAGTATCCACAATTCGGAGCCGAAAGTAGGATCAGCCCACCAACGCCCTTTATCCGTGCCGATACTCATCGCGACGAGTTCCTGTATATCCGTCCAGTTTTCAAGCCGTATCGTTTTACCGCTATCCATTAAAAAACCTTCCTAAGATACTTGTGCCGCTCTGTTGCTAATTGCCGCCGTGCTGCACTTTTGTATTTTCAATCTGCGAGAAGTCGGCAAGCTGCAAAGGACTTAATGCCCCGTTTAATGCCGCTTGAAAAGCTGACGGAGCGCCGAATCCTGCTTCCGACACGGGAACCTTTAAGACATTGACGAAGGCTTTTAAAAAGGCATTGGTCTTTTCAAGCTCTTTTTTCAGTTCTGCTATTTTGATAAGACCGCCATGTTCCGTGCCGTTCAGCTCAACCGTTTTATCGGAGCGGACAATGACAAAGCCGCCGTCTTTGCCCCAAAGGGCTGAATCCCCATCTTGTAGCTCAGGAGCACCTTCCGCGGAGCATATCGGCAAAAGCAGAAAGGAGCCGGCATTCCCCCCTTGAGTGAATATGAGTGCTGTTCCTGCTTTGGCTTTTGCGATAAACCCATACGGAAAGACTTCTGCCGCTTCGAGTGTACGGCCGAACTCGGTTTGCACCGTAACCGTTTCCTTATCGCGCTTTTTGAAAACACCGACATTAAAGAGATTTCTCAACCGTGCATAAAGATCGGATATTGTCATGCGCCTTACCTTGCAGCCTTTTGCCGCTGTTCGACTTCTTCGATAAATGCATTAAAGCCGGTTTTTTTCTTCCCTTTTAAGCCGCTTTTCTTATCCTTAAACACAGTGCCCTCTTTTCCCATATATACTTCAGGATTAACAAGGCTGATGGTGCAGTCAAATGCAGTAGGTTCTGCACGGTATTCAACCTCGCTTATCATCATAGTACAGTCAAGACCGGCGGAAGGTATGTAAACAGGGATTAAAAAATTCGGATTAAAGAAGAGTTCTTTTTCATGTGTTGTATCAAAGCTCTTGATTTGCGCATCGGTTAAACCCCAGCCGGAAACCGTTACCGTTGTTGTCCGTCTTCTGCGCCGGTATAATTCAATCTGTGCTCGCCGGTTTACCTTTTCTTGGTCGAGCTTAAAATCCGAAAGGTTGAGCGTCAAAATACGGTTATTGTTACAAAGCGGATCGATGGCGCGTCCTTCAAGTTTGCTGGAAACGACAACATACTCATGAAACTGCTCTGCTCCCGATTCCGTCGTTTCTACCGATTTAATATTCATCCCTTCCGCTAAAATAAAATGCCATTGACTCGCATCTCGTCCCGATTTGGTCAAATATAATTCACCTGCTTCATTTGAGGTAAATACATAGCCTTGATTCTCCGCTGCATTTACCAGCTGCGTCCAAGGCGACTCACAGTCCCACGCAAAGACGGGAATTGTTTCGGTATAGTCAACACCACGAGGTAAATGCTGTACTTCAATACCGAATGAACCCTTTGCAATTGTTTCGGCTACTTGAAGTAGTGTTGCACTTTCCGTCGTTCCCGTCCACGTTGAATCGATAATATCGCGGGCAGGAGAGCGACCGAGAACGGTAATATATTTGCGCCCTGAATCGGTGGTATCGGTGATTTCATCAATACGAACGGTAGTAACGCGCAAGTTTCCGTTATTATGCGTAATGTGCTTATTGTAAAAACGAACTTCTATCGTATCGTGTTTATGAAGAAGGTCTTTTTGACTAATCGGTAGTTCAAGCGTAAGACTATGGCATATTTCATCGAGCGACTTTTTAATATGCACTCGGTTCCATTGAAGCTGCTTAAAGACCTTACTCCCTGCCGGAGCAACGTTAATAACAATGCTAGACATAGCGGATAGCTCCTTGTATGACAAATGAGTCTTCAATAATATTTAATGCGCGTAAGATTCGCTCTTCTGCGCCGAGATACTGTGCTAAGGCTAAAAGCGGCATGCCGCGTCCTAATGTGATAGAAAGTTCTTGCGCAAGCTGTTTTGCCGCAAGTTCTTGAGAAAGAGCTTGCCTTAGTTCCTGTACGGCGCCGTATACGGCCGGATCATTAAGGTCAATACTTTTTTCGAGCCGGTCATAGAGTGCAAAGAGGTTTGCCGTTCGGTTATACGATTGCGCCGGCATTTCCGGTAAGAGCTGCGCTGCTGTGTAAAGCGCCATCGTTTTATACAAGTTTTCCGCCGCTTGCTTGGTCGCAATCTGCTTGACCGTTACCGCTTCGACCGGCAACTGATACTTATCGGCTGGGAGCAGGCAGAAAAGCAGATTTTTTTCATTGTTTTTAATCCTGAAAAATGCGGCTGTTTCTTCCGATGCATTCTTTATCTCTAACACGCTCGCTACCATCTTTCCGGCAACACCAAATAATGCAAGCGCGAGTGTTTTAGGACTGCGGATTCCCTGTGCGATAAGATTAGTGATTTGAGCGGCCGCATTCGTTATCTCGTTAAGTTTTTGAAAGCCGCCTTGAATCCGTCCAACTGCTCGCAGCACGGAAACACGCATCAGGTTAAACGATTTAAGAAGCGTTTGCTCATCGAGGTTGTTTTTCAAATACTGTACAAAAGCGGTTTCTGCAGCATTCTTCACTGCCTCCGCTGCTTCCGGAATCGTTTTAGTTAGTGTGCCTGAAAACTCCCAGCGGTTTTGTACCGGATAGCCTGCACGGGTAAAGGTGAGAGAGACCTTGCATTGTCCGAGTTCTTTTGCAGACTCTTCGATATCCCAGTCGATAACGATGACAGGGAAACGTCCCCAAAGCGGCAGTGTCAAATATCCCGGTTCATCGTCTGTCGTTGTAATGCGCACGGCTTCTACAAGCGCATTGCGATTTTTAATGTACTCATCGCCGCGGATGAATCCTGAAACGGTAATTGCTTGCGGCTTTTCGTTTAACGACATTGAAGACCAAAGCCCATAAAAAGGATATTCGGCAGTATCGACGCTTGAGCCGCCTGAGACCTTGAGGCTTTCATAAATAAACGGTACCGCTTCTTTATTCGGCGCTTGATAGCTCGTCTGTGCCGGAGTGTCGCTTGCAAGATAGGCAAAACGCTTGTCCCCGTCTCCTTTTACCGCTCCATACGCCATCCGCCAGTTTTCGCTTAAAGGCGCCGGTAATGATGCATCCCAGTTATTGATCATTTAAAACGCTTCCCTTGCTTCCTGAATGCGGCCGGTATTATACTGAAACGGCGTGGAGTTCCGCTGCACTTTTGCAGAAACGGTCGGCCGCTCACCGGAAAGATTGATATTAAGATCCATAACGGCATTGCCGGTAAGCTCTGCCGTTACCGGTGTTTCAGGTAGTTGCTCTACCGATTCAAGTTCTTCTCGCACCGCGGCGCTTTCAGGGATGACTTCATCCTTACCGACTGCTTCGCCAATTTTCTCTCCCACGGTTCGGCCGAGCTTTCCGCCAAGCCAACCGACGAGACCTCCTCCAGCCATACCGATTGCGCCCCCTATTGCCGTACCGATGCCGGGAGCAATAAATGTTCCGATTGCGGCTCCAATTTTACCGGCAGCAAAAGCACCGGCGGCAACACCGAGTCCCGTACCGACTGTTGTGCCGATTGCATCACCTATTGCGCCGCCTTTTTTCTGCGCTTTTTCTTTATCGCTTAAAGAGGTATCGGCATTGATGCTACGTACCTCATCGATAGCAGCGAGCGTTTTCACCATCCCTGTCGTAACGGTTTGCAGCACACCCATTTGGATAGCGCCGTTTCTAAAGTTCCGCGCATTGGCATCCATAATTCCTCCAAGCGTCGGTGTTCCTGCTGCGCCGCCTGAAGCAGCTTGAGAAAGACCGTTTGAAGCACCCATACCGCCTTGTCCCATGTTCGTAACAAATACAGGAAGACCGCTTGCTGCCCCTGCTCCATTTCCGGGAAGAGCTCCGCCGAGTGCCGCTTGCATACTGCCGCCCGTGAGTGTTCTAATACCACTTGAAATAGAGCCGATAAAGCCCGATACTTTTGCGAGTCCTTTCACGGCAACGATTGCGCCAAGTCCGTATTTTATCGTGTTAAATACTTTCTCCAGCCGTTCAGGTTTTTCGGCAAGATACGAAAGTAAATCATTCAACCGCTCTAAGGGTTTTGCTAAATTTGTATCTGCAAATTTTAAAAACGTTGTTTGAAGGTTTTGGAGATTCGCCTTCATTGTTCCTGCCATGCGCGCAGATTTGGCTTCAAGGGCGCCGGTCGTATCCCCTAAGTCATCTGTTAATTTTTTATAATTTTTACCGTAGTTTTGAAAAGCGCGTACCGCCTTCATACTCGTAACGCCGAACACTTCCGATAAAAAATCGATATTGCCTTCTTTTTGTGCGACAGCCAATACATCGTCCATAATCTCGGCAAGGTCTCTAAATTCTCCGGCACTATCACGGACGCGGACACCGATAATCCCCAGTTTTTCTTGTTTATTAGGATCGGAAAGTTCTGCTATCACGGCATCCAAAGCGGTTGCCGCAAGTTCTTCATTTTTTGTATCTGCGACAAGTATCTGCATAACGGCGTTTAATTTTTTTACATCTTCAACGGTACTTCCTATCGTAGAATACGAAGATAAAACAGCCTTTCCCGTTTTTGCAAATTTTTGAAACGTATATTCTCCCTGATCTCCTTGTTTTACCAAATCGTCCATCAGTTGGGAGATTTCAGCAGCTGCAAACCCTTTTTTTTGAAATTCAGAGAATACATCCCCCATTTCTTCACCGGCTGCACCGGATGCCTGCAATGCAACTGCGATATTTTTAATATTCGCCTCGACGTATTCTAAGCTGCCCGTTTTTGTCATAACGACATCGAGGGCATCGACAATTTTTGACGGGTCTATTTTGATATTCGGGTCTTGCGCTGCTTCAAAGATTTTCTGCTTTAGTGCATTGATTTGTTCCGCAGAAGCATCGGCAGTCATACCCATACGGGTAAGGCGGGCATCAAGGTCAATAATTTGGTTTGAAGCAGCTCCAAGAGAAAGGGATACGCCGATGGCTCCGAGCTTTGTTTTCATCCCGGAGAATACGCTATCGATTTTATTGACCGCAGCAAGCGTATCGGAAGAAAACTTTTTTGTTGCCGTTCCCATTTTACCGAGTTCTTTTGAATATAAGTCTTTTAATGTCAGTAAAACGCTGGCTTTAACGTCCGCCATTTAGGTAATCCCCCGTAATAGTTTCGTATTCCGTACCGCTGCCGTATGCCATCTTTTTAATTGAAGCCATGAAAAATCAAGGATAATTTCATACGGCAGCGACGGCATCATGCACATCAATTCCGTTACAATTTCAAAAATAAATTGCTGAACTTCCGCAGCGGTTAATCCGCTGCCTTGGTAGGGTTTTGCTCATCTGCGTTGTTTTCCATTTCGGCTTTCACACCGAAAAAGACTGCATATATTTTTTTCAGCTCAACACGGATAAGCGCCCAATCTTCAATGTGCAGATTTGCCAATAACGCTTCCGATTCCCCGGAAAGCGCAGAACAAAGGGCGACATCTGCTGCAATGGTATTAACTCCGTAGGTATCGGTGCGCATAAGATGACGAACATGGGGGTCTTGTAAGGTTAATTCTGTAATGGTTCTTTCACCGAGTGAAACCGGATGCTTTAAATAAAAGGTCTTCATCGCTCTCCCCCCTCCTTATGTCAACTTCTGGCTTTTTGCCGAGTTGTATACTACTTTGAGTTCTCCCTTAGAAAGCTCAACC